CACTAATGATCGCCTAAAGCGAATACAAAAAGAAATAGATGATCTATGGCTTGGCCTAGATTCTTTAGCAAACCCACTAGGATAATAAGATGTCAAAGACTGAAGAGTTATTAGCACGTATTGAAGGCCATGAAAAAGAATGCGCTCTTCGTTATGAAATGATTCAACGACAGTTAGATTCTGGAGTTAAACGATTTGATAAATTAGAAAAGATGGTTATGTCTATTTATCCATTCATTATCGCAAGCATTGTAGTTGCAGAGTATTTTAGATGATTGAACAGTTAATAGGGCCAGTAACAGGCTTACTAGATAAGTTTATTGAAGATAAAGATCAGAAAGCTAAGTTGGCGCATGAAGTTGCGACAATGGCTCAAAGACACGCACAAGAACTTGCAAAGTCTCAAATAGAAGTAAATAAAGCAGAGGCCGCACACAGATCTTTGTTTGTTGCTGGCTGGAGACCTGCGGTAGGTTGGTGTTGTGTATTAGGCATGACAGGAAATTTTCTCATAATACCAATGGCTAATTTTGCATTAGCTTTGTTAGCTATAGAAGTTACTGTGCCTCTTATAGATTTAGAAACTATGATGCCAGTTCTTATGGGCATGTTAGGGTTAGGCGCTATGCGCTCTTATGAAAAAGTCAAGGGCGTATCAAGGGAGCGTTAATGAATTATTTTACAAAAGAAGAACTGTCTTGTCAGCACTGTGGCGAATACAAGTTTGACGAAGACTTCTTAGATATTTTAAATTTAATTAGAGAAGAATGTAATTTTCCATTTATTATTTCTTCGGGATACAGATGCCCTGAACACCCAATAGAAAAAAGAAAAACAAAGCCCGGAGCGCACTCAAGTGCTAAAGCTGTTGACATTGCAGTAGATCACGAAAGAGCTTTGAAAGTCTTAGAAGTTGCTTTGAAGCATGGTGTAAAAAGAATAGGTGTCAATCAAAAAGGCAACGCACGATTTATACATTTAGATGTGGCAGATGACGAGTTTCTTTCTCCTGCTATCTGGTCTTACTAACGGAATAAAGATATGTCAAAGAACAGAAATAAAAGAAATACTAAGGCTTTTAGAAAAACTTTGCGGGTAGGCGGCAGAGGAAGAACTAGAGTTAAACCTGCACCCGTAAAAAATATGGGGCCGCGAAACATCCCTAATCAGCCTGTAGTAACTCCTCGTATGCCTCCTGCTGGTCAAACTGATGGGATTAATCCTAATCCTATGGACACAGTAGATATGGGAATGCCTCGACAACAAGCCACAGCCACTAATAGTTTTAACGCTGGAGACGCTCGACGACGACAACAAGAGATTAGAGATCAACAAGACGCTGAAGGTCAGGATTCTGGTGGAGATCAGAATGGCACAGGTCGTGGTGGTGGTGGTGGTCCCGGTGGCGGTGGCGGCGGAGGCGGAACTCCTGAACCCGCTCCTGCTCCTGCTCCTGCACCCGGCGTTGACCCTGCCGTAGGCGTAGAATTGCCTGAAGCCCCAGAAATAGAAGACGTTGAATTTACTGAGTTCGAAACAATAGCAGCACCAACATATACTCCAGCGGGTGATATTACAGAAGCCAAGACAGACTTTGATCTATCTGTAGATACAACAGAAGCTCAAACAGCAGAGGCTACACAAGCTGAAGCACCTGTTGGATTTGATCCAGCTGAAATGCAAGCAAGAACTGTTTCAGATGAAGTTAGAGAAGCAGAAGCAGCACAAGGAGAAGTTAGCCCAGAAGCTATTGCATCTGTTGAAGAGCAGCGCCTTACAGAAAGAGCAGAAGCTGCCACAAGAGACTCAGCAGCTGAAGAAGCAGCAAAGGCTGTAGCGGCTCAACGTCCTGAAGAAAGAGAGTATGCACAGGGCATTACAACTGATGAGCGGTTTAAGGTTATTGAAGCTGAAGACCCTGAAGTTGCTACTCGCATGGCAAAAACTATTTCTGATCGTGCTACAAAAGAGTTGCTTGATATTGTATCAGAAGAGGGTGTAGATCTTGATAATCTACCAGAATTTAAATTAGCTGAAAAAAGAACTGCACAGGTTGCTGAAGCCCAACAAGGCATTGCACAAGATCTTGGTAACGCGCCTTCAGTGGATCTTCAAGGTCGTCAAGCTATTACAGGTGAAGCGCCTAAAGGTGATGCAGCTCAGATTGGCGGTATACCTACTTTAGCAGCAGCACAGCGACAAGCGATTACAGGTCAAGAGCGCAGAGCAGCGGCAGCGGATATGAATGCCGTTGTAGGTAACTTACCCCCTAAAATTACAGCGGCTGTATTAGACAACCCTCAGACCGTAGAAGCTCAGTTAGACACTCAGCCTGTAAGAGTTAAAGCAGCTGTAGCGGCTCTTCCAAAAGAAGCACTTGTTTCTACACAAATGGAAGGTCTTCTTGCAGGAATAGAAGACGGTACAGTCCCTGCTTGGGCAAGACCAGCAGTAGACGCAGTAAACGCTCAGATGGCTTCTAGAGGCCTTAGCACGTCCACTGTAGGACGAGACGCTTTGTTTAATGCTATTATACAGAGTGCGCTTCCAATCGCTCAGAGCAACGCTCAGGCTCTCCAGCAACGTGCTGCACAGAATCTTAGCAACGAGCAACAGGCCAATGTTCAACAAGCTTCACAAGTCATGCAACAACGTATGGCTAATCTTGCTAATCGTCAAACAGCTGCATCACAAACAGCAGCTATGGCACAAGAAATTAATGTACGCCAAGCAGAGTTTGAGCAACAAGCTGTTTTAACTGGCGCACAACAACAACAACAAGTTCGTATGCAAAATCTTCAGAATGCTCAACAGAGAGCTTCTCAAGAGTCTTCACAGCGTCAGCAAGTTGCATTAGCTAATCTAGATGCAGCTAGTAGAAGCGATCTTGCAAACTTAGATGCTCTTAATCAAGCAGGCGCACAAAATTTAAATGCAGAACAACAAGCCCGTCTTACAAGCTACAACGCAAGGGTTCAACGTACCATGCGTCAAGCAGAGCTTGATCAAGACATGGAAAAAGCTAATCTGTCTACAGAGCTTCAAGTAGAGCTTAGGAACTTAACAGAGCAAAACGCAGCTGCACAAGATACAATGACAGCTGAGAATCAAGAACGTCTTACGAATCTCAGTGTTCTCGTAGACTTTAAAAAGACTAATGCTTCACTTGCACAGCAGATGGATCTTGCAAACATGAACGCTGCACAGCAAATTGAGCTTGCAAATCTCGCTGAACGTGCAGCGACTGATTCAGCAAACTTCTCAGAAGCAAATCGTTTTAGATTACAAGAGTTGACAACTACTGTTTCAGTGCTGTCACAAAATGAAGAGCTTCGTCAACGTGCGGAGATGGCAAGGTTATCTGCGGCTGAGAAAGTAGAACTAGCAAACCTTACTGCTAAAAATCAAGCAGACTCTGAATCTATGTCTGCACAAAATATTGCATCTCTTCAATCATTTGAAAAGCGCATGCAGGCGGCACAAGTTAATGCACAGTTAGCACAGCAAATGGGACTTGCAAACCTCAGTAATCAACAAGACGCTGCAATGATGAATGCTCAAGTCAACGCTAATCTAGATATGACTCAATTTAATGCAGAGCAGCAAGCAGCTATGGCAAACAGTCAGTTTATGCAGACGATGACTATGAGAAACTTTGATGGTCGTCAGCAGGCAGCTATGCAAAATGCTACAGCTATGGCCTCTTTAGATATGGCAAATCTAGATACCCGTACAAGACTTGCAGCCCAAAATGCTCAAGCGTTTCTTCAAATGGATATGGCTAATTTAAGTAATGAGCAACAAGCAAATGTACTGAATGCTCAAATGCAGCAACAGGCACTTCTATCTGACCAGTCTGCAACAAATGCAGCAAGGCAGTTTAATGCCGCAAACGAGCAACAAACTAATATGTTTATGACAAACCTTGCGTCACAGATAGAGCAGTTTAATACCAGTCAGGCAAACGCTATGGAGCAGTTTAATGCATCAGAAGTAAACAAGCTTGCGCTTGCTGATACTCAAATAACTGCTGGCTTACGAGAAGCAGAGGCAAGACTAGAGGCCGCAGCAGATATGCAAAATGCTTCAATGGAAAATCAACGTGATCAATTCAATACTCAAAATCAATTCGTTATGGAACAGGCGACAATTGAATATGAGCGTAGGACTAACATGGCTAATACTGCCGCTGAGAATGAAATGAATAAGTTAAATGCTCAACAGAACTTTGCAGTCACTATGCAAGAGTATCAAGCAAATTTAACAGCAGCACGAGACTTTGCAACTTTTTTACGACAGCAAGAGCTAAATGATGATGAGTTAAAAACACGTCTTTACATTGCAGCTATTGGTAACGAGTCAGCCGCTGGTAAAGATTCAAATACAAACATACAGAGTTTATTAAACTTTATTAAAGGTTTAGGTATTGGATAGGAGCAATTCATGGGTTTCTTTAAAAAGATAGTAAAGGGCGTAAAGAAAGTATTTAAAAAAGTCGGTAAGGCTGTCAAGAGTGCTGTTAAAAGCGTCGGTAAGTTTATGGGCAAGATAGGCATTGTGGGCCAGCTGGCTGTTGGCTTATTTATGCCATATGCTTTTGGGTTTTTAGGGACTGGTCTAAACAGCTTTGCACAAACACTTATAAACTCAGGAAATATCTTTGCAAAAGGTGCAGGTCACTTTTTAAATTCAGCCATAAAAGTAGGTACTCGTGTTGGACAGGCCTTTAGCTCCGTAAGCGAAGCAGTAACTGAGACTGTAGGTCAAATGGTAGGCGCAACGCTAAATAAGATTCCGGGTGCTGGAGATTTTATTAAGAGCTTAACAGACGGTCGTATTGATATTACTGGTGCTAAGTTTGGTGGTGAGGGTGGTGCTTGGGAGGCGACTCAAAAGGCTTGGACAAACGCAGGCGAGGATTTAGGAAAACTATTTAGTAAATCTACTTTTGATTCAAGTTTAAATAAGTTTGAGATTGATAGGCTTAATAAACAATATTTTGATGATAAAGAGTTTTTAGATACTGCACAGCCTGACTTTTCTGGTTTTGATGATCAAGAGTTTTTTAATACTGCACAACCTGAATTTTCTGGTCCTGTTGAAACTGGACGCGCTATAGTTGGTGATGACGCAATGACAAGACCATTTACAGATGCAGAGCTAGACACAATAACTACAGCCTCTACCGATGCTACAAAAGTAGCAGAGCAAGAGTCTTTCATGCAGCAAAGAAATAAAGCTTTAACTGATATGCCAGCAGTAGGAGATATTGCAACGCAAGCAGTAGACGATAAGTACAGCGCTACTAACTTAGGAACAAAAACAGCAGAACTAGCAGAAGACCTTGGCGTACCTACAACAGGAACTCAAGTTGTTAAGTCTTTACTAGACTCAGATCAGACATCACAGAACTACGTAGATCGACGATCAACTACAGTTGTACAAGGCGGTGGTGTGCCTAATAGGAATGCTGCTATAAGTGGGACAGAGTACGGAGACATGCTGTCTTCTTACTCTCCACAGTACAACGCACCAAGCATGGTAGATGCAATACTCAACCAAGATTGGGGAAATATATATGGTCAAGGCTACTTTGGCTTCCCATCACTGCAAGCAGGAATAGCTAACTCAGCAGGAAGATAAGCAATGAATAGAGAAATCTTAAAAATAAATCTTAATAAAGAGTTTCCAATTCCGGGTACTAGCCTTACTGCTGATCCAGATAATCCTGCACCTCATGAAAGACCACCAGAGTTTACAAATCTTCACAAGGCTTTGGATAGTATTTTTCAAAATGTTATTGAGCCTGAGAATTACGTTGAACTAATTCAACTACTTTCTAGAGGCTTCCCGCTTATGGAGATTGTACAAACCACAGTCTTTACGGGCTTTTACGAAGGTAAGTGGAACCATAGCTTGATGCTTCTTTTAGTTGAGCCTGTGGCGTATATCTTCTTGGCGCTTGCAGAACGTGCTGATATTGATCCTGTGTTCTTTAGGGGTGAAGAGGACGATGAGCTAGAAGATGAAGAAACTTTTGGATTGTCTTTTGAAGCTACAAAGCTAGAACAGATGCAGTCTGATATTGAACAAAATAAAGTAAGTCACCCTGCTATTACAAGTCGAATGCTTGAAGAGATTGAAGAGATACCAGTTACAGAAAGTTTATTAGGCCCGCCACAAATGGAAGAGGAAGGGCCATCGCTGATGGTTGAGGAGCAGCAACAATGATTGATTTAGGTAAGGACATGAGCATTGATGAGTTTGGCACCTCGCTTCTGTCTAGGGCGCAGCAAAACGCTAGGCGACAAAGACGAAGAGATAGACGCTCTGACCGTAATGCCATACTTGCATTGCTTGGTGGTCAGCTTGTTGGAGGTGTATTAAAAAATAGCTTTGATAAAAAATACGAAGATTTTCTTAATGGCGAAACCGAATTAAAAAGAACAGCACAAATTAAAAGTGCCATAGCACAAAACAATGAGGTCTTAGCTCAAGAAAGGGCATCGCTGCAATATGCGGGTGGTCAAAAAAAGTGGTTACTAAACGAAATATACAATAGAAATAAAGCAGCGCTAGACATGCAATACTACGGACAAGCTCCAAGAGATTCAAAGACTTTGGAGCAGCTTGCTATGACAGAAGCTAAGAAAAGCTTAGATCAAGAGTTTGATTTGTTTAACGCACGTATACAAGCAGCTAAAGAATTTTCTAGTGTCGCAGGCTCAGACATGTCTCGTTACACAAACGCACTAGCAGCTAATGCAAAAAAAGAAAGACAAATAGGAAGTCAGTTAAAGCGAAGATTTGCTTCTCTTTTTAGAGATGAACAAGATAGTAACGTAGATGGTGCCTTATATAAGAGTGCTACAACAGAAAAAATATATAAAGCCTCACAAACCTATAAAGACAACTTTGATACTGCTTATAGAGTAGCTGGTAATGCTAGGGCTGCTCAAAGAATAGCACAAGCCTTAGAAGATCGTAAAGATCCTATTCCGCTTTCAAAAGGAACTTTTAAAACTGCTAAGTTATTAGGTCAAGATGTGTTGGTTTCTACAAACTCTGATGGCACTTACAAGTATGTTCAAGATCTTGAAACAGGCGATACGATGTCTTTTGAAACTTATATGGCTATGAAAAGAGGGATGGGTACAGCCACCAAAAGGGACGGAGAAAGACTAGGTGAGCTTATAAATCAATTAGATGAAGATACAGCCGATGACCTTAGAAGTCTAGCTCAAGCAACTTTACCTCGTGACGCTACCGCTGAACAACGAAATAATAGGTTTAATATTATAGGGAAAGACGTTTCAGTAACTAATAGGGCTTTAGAAAGCTCATACGGTGATGTTGCAACATCTCCTCGCCTTGCTTCTATTTCAGCCCGATCACATCTTTTAGATAGAAACCACTTTGAACAAAGGCCTACTTTAGTATCTCGTACAACTCCTGAAAATCCTCTTGTAACTTTAAAAGCTGCTACAGAAGAGTTTGGTAGCTTAGATGACATACCTCCAGAGTTTAGGGAGGCACTAGAAAGAGACGTAGCTAGTTTTATTAATAATACATACGCTAGTATTGCGGAAGGAACAGAAAGCAAACCAACACTAGAAAGGCTTCGAGAAATTAGATCTTTTGCTGAAAGCATGGAAGGGTCCTATTTTGGCGGAGAAGAAATTATACAAAGCTTGAGAGATCCCAGCACTGGTGAAACTTTAAAATTTTATAATTACGAACTTTTGCCATTTTTAGACAAAATGATTGCAGACTACAGGTAACTCAATGTCAAATAATATTTACGATTTATATAAGCCTAGTGTAGAGCCTGTTGAAGAAGAGGCTCCTACAACAGTGTCTGACTTTAGAGAAATTCCAAAAGCACAAGGATCAATTTATAATTTATATAGGGCTGGTATAGAGCCTCCTAAGACAACTCTTCCTGAATCATATGCTAGATCATTTGATGGTATGTCTACATTTGATTTTAGAAAAAACCCAGAGATAGTAAGAAGGTATGAAAACATACTTGAATATCTATCTAAATCTAATTTTACAATGCTTGATGCAGGCACTGACCCCGAAGAAGATGACGATGTCGTGGAGTTTCTACGAGACGATATGATGAAGATTGAAAGTGCTGTTGCAAAAGCTATGGCGTTAAAGGACGCACCAGCTAGTGTAAAAGCCGACTATCGTTATTTACGGTCTGCTTTTGATAAAACTGAAGTAGAAGGTATAGCTGAACAAGCAAGACGAATTAGAGATATCGGAACTGACATGATATTTAACTATGGTAACGCTTCTACACTAGCTTTAGCAGCCATAACGGGTGCTGGTAGTTTTGGTACAGGCACTGCAGCAGTTGGTGCAGGGCGTATAGCTAGTGGTAAAGCAGCTACAAAAGCCTTGGACGCTGTTTTAAAAGTAGCAAACCCTACAAACATAAAAACTTTTGCAGGGCAAGGGGCAGTGCTAGGCAGCAGCGCTATGCTTGGAGAACAAACACTTGAACTAAGCATTGACGAAAGACAAAACTATGATCCAGCTGAAATAGCTGTTGCAGGTGTTGTAGGACTAGGAATGGGGGCGGCAGTAGGTGGAGCAGGGTTGGGAATAAATAAACTTTTAAATAGGCGTAGAATAGAAGACGCAAACATAGATTTAGAAATTGAAGCTCCTGAAGTAGAAGTAAATAATGTTCCTTTCACAAATACTCAAAATAAAACATCTCAAGAGGTTGCTGATGAGCTTGGTATAAGCGTCGAAGAAGTAGAGAGTTTAGATCAGGACTTTATTAATGATCTCTTAGAAAGAGTAAACGATCAAGTTAATGAGATTTCACCTAATCAAGTAGATCTTATTGCTGCCTTATCAGACGATGTTAGTAGGCTTGGGGTTGATGCGTCAGAAGAGGCTGTTGCTTCATTGCCGTCTGTTTCTAGATTAACTGAAGCACTGGGTGGTGGGCAACAAACATTTGATAGGATTGTTGACGACGCTTTAGCTGCTACAAGACAAGAAACTCCCGGTAGAGTAAAGAGCCATCTTCTTTTTAATTTAAACAAAACAGCATCTATCTTTACATCGTCCATAGGTTTTGGTAAAGCCGCTGGTTTCTTATCGCCTTTTAGAAACATTTCTCCTACTGCTAGACTGCTTCAAGACAAATCATCAACAGAGTTTGCAATGGATTGGAGACCATCAGGCGGTCAGAAAACTATTCAAGAAGACTATGCAGAGGCCATGAGAAATATAAAAGGGTCTTTTTTCAACTTATATAATAGTGCCGTTCTTCCTATATCAACTACAAAATTTAATACTAAATTACAAAAAGACGTGAATGCTGCGCTGTCTTTAGCTGTTCGTGGTCGGAGTTCTAAAGATGAAACTTATTCTTCACAAGTAAATGTTGCTGCCTTACAAATACAAAGAGCTTATAAAACTGTAGGTCGACTTTTAAAGCGTGAAGGGTTTATCTCTGAAGAAGTTGAAAACTACGTTCCTCGTCAATGGAAAAGAAGTGCAATAGAAAATAATCCAGACGAATTTGAAAAGTTACTTGTAGCGTCTGGAGAAGCTGCTAACCCCGAAGATGCAAGAATAATACGCGAAGGTATGCTAGAAATAAAAAATCAACTTTCTGGTGAAAGCACTGACGGTTATTTCTTTAGCTCTGAGAGATCTTTTAAAAACATTAAAGATGATGCAATGTTTGAAAAGTTTTTAAACAATGACGTAAAAGAAACTTATTTTAACTACATCACTCAATCCTCTCGTGCGCTTGCAAAGAAACGTGTATTTGGCGTTAGGAATGTTGACGAGTTTAAAGAAAAATGGATAGACGAAATTAGTAAAGAAGTTAAGGCTTCAACAGGTAAGTCTTTAACAACAAGAGAAGGCGACAGAATTAAAAATTTATACGTAACTTTAACTGGAGAAGGCGCATCAAAGCCCGGCGCGTTTAATCAAGGTTTTCAGCTTGCCACACGTATGGCGCTTTTGCCTTTAGCGACTGCCTCTAGTTTAACAGAAATATTACTAAATCTTGGAGTTGCTGGCGGCTCTAGCACCTTAAAGGGTGTTTCTCAAGCAGCCAGTATAAGTAAAGCTAAGTTTACGGGTGATTGGAACGAGTTTGCAGATGCACATAAACTTGGATTTTTAAAAATCACGGAAGACACCCATAAAAAACTTCAAGATGATTTTGGCTTGACCGCTGAAGAAGCTTGGCATGAGATGCAGTCTGTGGGTTTAGCTATGGAGCAGTCTCTTGTTTCTATGGCTGATCGTCTAGCAGGTGAAGAACTTACTAACGGTGCTATGGCATGGGTCAGTAATAAATTCTTTAGGGCAAACTTACTAGATCAATGGACAAAGTTCGTTCAGAACACTTCGTATCATGCTGGTAAAAATATGATTCGTAGAGATCTTCAAGACATTGCAGCGCATGGAAACGCTCCAATTACTAGAAGAATACAAGCTAAGATGGATAACTTAGCTGAGTTTGGTGTAGACATAAATGAAGGCGTTGCGTGGATAAAATCAGGCGCAGATAAGAACGCTGACTATTATGGATCTATCGTAAAAGGCGCTGGGCGTTATGCTAACCAAATTATTTTACAGCCTGATAGGGCCTCTGGATTACGCTCTAGGACGCACTACACTCCTCTAGGAGCTATTGCAACTCAACTTATGGGCTATCCTACAGCCTTTACCAATAATATTCTTAAGAGAGGCGCTAAGAGGCTTACGCGCGATAAAGAAATAGCGGCTGCTCAGTTAGTACCAACAGCGCTTTTAATGACTGCAGCAGCAGGAGCTACTAATTACATTAGAACTAGGGGTGAGGGCTTTGAAGATAAAGAGCCTTTTGAAATAGGATACGAAGCTCTAGCTCGATGGGGTGGTAATGGCTTGTATATGGATTCAATTTTACGAGCAAAAGAGAGTGCAATAATTAGTGGATCACCAATAATGGGAGCGCCTGCTGGGTTTTTAGGGCCAGTATATTCAGACGCCATACAGCTTTCATACGGTTTAAACCCTATAAGTGTTCTTGGTCGCAAAGTTCCGTTTTACGGCGCAGGGAAAACTGTTCTTGGTGATGAGGCAATGGAAGATTACAGAAAGTCCTTACGTGAAGCTGATAAAGTAGTTAGAGAATTTTTCCTAGGTGAAAAACTTAGAACACCTTATAAGAAAGGTGGAGAGGTTGACGTGCCTCAAGCACCTGAAGAGCCTGATGAGCGCATAGATAAAGTAACAGGAAGACCATACAACATACAGGCTGGTGAAGCCTTTATAGATGAAGAAGATATGCCCAAGAGCCTGTTAGCGAGGGAAGCATAATGATAGGTGGACTTTCAAAAATGATAGCCCAGCAAATAGTAAAGTCTACGGGCGGTGTATTCAACGCAAGTAAAATTCAAGATGAGGTCTCTCCGTATGTTGATCAACTTCGTAACGAGATTGGAAACGTAGAAGAATCAAAAGAGTTGTTGGACTATACACTACGCACAGTAGATGGTGTTGTTAAGCACAAACCTGTGTCAGAAATGGTAGACCCTAGTATAGATCCAGATAGCTCTATTGTTCAAGCAGTTGAATACTATGTCGATGGGCCTCTAGCGCAGATGGACTATAGAAATAAATTTTCATTTAAGGATGATGTGGATGCCCCTGCTCCAGTAACAGAGGAAGATCTAGGCCTTTACAACTATGTATCAAATAGACTTTCTCGTTCTGACAGTCAAGGCATGCTGACAGAGCAGGGCCGTGATCTTGTAGCTAGAAGAGGTGTAGCTGCAATAAAAGACAGCAAAGATTGGAACACGTTAAAAGAAAATATGCCGACGTTTAAAACCCAAGCGGAGCAACGAGCAGAACTTCCTCCTTCTTTACAAGGTGACGAAAGGCAAGAAGCAATCGACGCTTTTATTTCTGATAGCCAAGAAAAAAACGTAATCTTTAGAGGCGTTAGTTCTACTCTATCGGAGGCTGAATATGATCTTCGTTTTGGAATGCCTGATGAGCTTGGAACACACTATGGCTCTTTAGGTCAAGCAAGTTATTTTGCACTGAAGGGTCTTGTAGACAGCTTTCCAGCAGGTCAAGTGAAGGCAGTAGCAGATCTTCCTACAGAGACAAATATACTTACGTATGCAGATAGAGAGTTTATTGATAGATTTGACATAGAATCCGAAAGACTAAAGGTAGTTAGGCCTGAAGATATGAACAGGCTATACAACAATATAGCTAAGATTAAAAGACGTGAACGACTGTTAGGAGAAACAGGGGAAGAAGCCGCAACAGAACTAGAGCTTACGCCCAACGAAGCTAATGACGTGTTTAAAGTTTTAGGGGCGCAAACCTTACGTCCTTCAGCCATACAGCCCGGATATATAAAAGTTAAAAATCCCTTAGAGATTGGAATAGAGGGCGGTGCTTGGAGTGCTGAGACAATGTTCTATGAATTGTTTAACGAAAGAGAAGCAAAGTCTTTTGGTAATACTGAGTTCGCTATAAATAAAATACTAGTTAGTATGGCGCTAGACTTTGGTGAAGAAGTTGACACGCTTAGAAAAGATCCTGAGTTAAAAGCAATAGAAAGAGACTTTTATAAGTACTATCAAAGAATAGGGGCAGAGGACTTTGTAGACATTGAAATATACAAAGGAGATAGAAACTTTGTTGATTCTATAAAGGATGAGATGGAAGTAGCGGCCTTAAACAAAAGGCTTATGAATTGGATTGAAGGTTTTGGTTATGATTCAATTAGATATAAAAATGCTTTTGAGCCTTCTTTCCCAAATGAAAGCGACTACTCATACATCTTATTTAGACCAGAACAGTTTAAGTCTGTCTTTGCTAGAAGTTTTGATCCAAAAGATAAAAGAGCTTCTGCGTTCCTTGGAGGATTACTTAATAGAAAACGTCTTTCTCCAGAGGAAGCAGGGTATACGATAAAGGAAGGCGATACCTTAGCTAAGATTTCTCAAAGGAGCGGCGTAGCTATTGAAGACATTCAAAAGTTTAACAGCATAGAAGATCCTAACAAGATCAGGGCTGGAGATTTTATAACACTTAAGAAGCCCGTAGAAAAGAATCAAATGCTAAAAAACTTTGTTGACTATTTAAATCCTTTTGCAGGCGACAAAACAGCTGATGACTACGATACTGAGGTTATTAAGCAGTTAAGGACTGCAGCGAAAAACGCGCTTAGGAAAGGAAGGCGAAACATTGAGTACGGAGATTACTCAGGTGAGAATGTTAAGGCCCAAGTAGGTAGTAAAGCGCAGCGTGACAAAGACAGCACTATAAGAAAGATACTAACAGGTACTATGAGTCCCACTGAGCAGGCAGCTTGGTCTGTTGGGGGCGGTCGCATTGTAATAGAAAATGACAACGTCTATGTAACAGATACGTATGACTTTAGCCGTATACCAAAAGAAAATGTAAGGGATACATATGGGCAGGTGCGTTACATTATGGGAGAAGCTGAGGCTGCTGGCCTACCCTTTAGTAAGTTCGATAGTAAAATCTTCATAGGTAAAGTAGGAGACTTTGGCTTAAGAGCGCGTCGAGCTAAGGGTGGTCGTCTTGAAAAGAAAAAGATGAAGTGTAATAAGCCTAAGCGTACACCGAATCATCCCAAGAAATCACACGTCGTAAAAGCCTGCGAAGGAGGCAAAGAAAAAATAATTCGTTTTGGTCAGCAGGGAGCTAAGACTGCAGGCAAACCAAAGGCAGGGGAATCTGCTAAGATGAAAGCAAAGCGTAAAAGCTTCAAAGCGCGTCATAGACGCAACATTAAGAAAGGCAAAATGTCAGCTGCATATTGGGCTAACAGAGTTAAATGGTAGGAGATAACATGACAATTAGACAGGCACTTAAATCACGAACAGTACAGTATGGCGTAGCTCTTGCTGTTCTTTCAGTTCTTCAAGGCTTTGTAGGTTTTTTACCTACTAATCCAGCTGTTCAAGCAATGGTAGGCTGCGCGATTGCAAGTGGAATTGTTATACTAAGATTCATGACAACACAACCAGTGAGTAAAAAATGACAAAGAAAAGAACAACAGCAAGAAAAGGAAAGTCTCGTGTTAATGAGGCGGGTAACTACACTAAGCCAGCAATGCGTAAGAGACAGTTTAATCGCATTAAGGCTGGCAGCAAAGGCGGTGCGCCCGGACAGTGGTCAGCACGTAAAGCTCAAATGTTAGCGAAGGCTTACAAAGATGCAGGCGGTGGGTATACGTCATAATGAGTAAAAAAGATCCTAAAGTAGGCACAGGCAAAAAGCCAAAAGGCTCTGGTAGACGTTTGTATACGGATGAAAATCCTAGAGACACTGTCCCTATAAAATACGCTACACAGCAAGACGCGAGAGATACTGTCAAGCGCGTTAAAAATGTCAATAAGCCTTTTGCTAGAAAGATTCAAATACTAACTGTCATGGAGCAACGCGCTAAAGTGGCTGGTAAAAAAGCTCAAGCAGAAATAGCGCGGCGAGGTAAAGAAGCCATACGCAGACAGCACGAGAGAAAAGCTTAAACTAAGGGAAATAATTGTATGTGGACTAAACCTACTTATCAAAAGATTCGTCTTGGTTTTGAAGTCACAATGTACTTCAAGGCTGTCTAAAATTAAGGAAAGCTATAATGAAAAAAACTCAAAAGTCTTTAGCTGATTGGACAAAAGAAGATTGGGGAACCAAGTCTGGTAAGCCTTCTACACAGGGTTCAGAAGCTACTGGTGAGCGTTATCTTCCAAGAAGGGCTAGAGAGTCTTTATCTTCAGCAGAATATGCCGCCACTTCTAGAAAGAAACGCGAAGATACAAAAAAAGGTAAACAGTTTTCTAAGCAGCCTAAAAAGATTGCAAAGAAAACTGCGCGTCATCGCTCTAATCGGGGCGGCTTAGTGGCTTCCTCTATGAAAGTTAGTAAACCCTGTTGATAGCATCTATTTCTTTTTCGAGTTTAGTGTGTATATCTTCAGTAATTTGTTTAAAAGATCTGATGGCCGCTCTAACTAACACCTGATTCTCTTCTTGTCTAAAGACTTTTTTTATGTCTTTATCAGGAAGCTCAGTAAACTCAGTCATGAGCATGCCATCAGCATCAACAATAATACGAAACCCGATTATTGTTCCCTCCCTCATACGGCTATCTCATATGGTCGTAAACTATATCCAAACCTTCAAGATAATCCTGAGACTCCATCAATAGTTTTAATTGTTTTTCAATGGCTTCATAAAAGGCATCATGATCATGGAAGGCCATTGGGTTACTGATAATAACCTCAATAGCCATCACATGTTTCTTTACATCTGCCTCATAGTAAGATCGCATAGTATTTAAAATATTATCAGGATCTAACATCTTCCCCCCTTAAACCTCACAGTTATTGCCAGTGCATGCTAGTTGTTGACTTCCTTCAGTCATGTCTGACTCTTCTGAAATATTCCAATCTATTTCTGTAGGAAAATCTTTTTTTAGTTTCTCGTAAGTCTCTAAATCAACAGGCTGATAAGGTGCTTGCTTGTACGTATGTTCAGAGTAAGGTAAAAAACTTACACCACTAATCTTATCAAACTTATTGTACAACCACTGACCAACCTCAAGAAACTCATTGTCACGATAGTAACAGGTCATTGACGGTTTATGTTCACACCAAAAATCCTGATAAATTTCCCACAGTTCTAACTGCTCGATAGCACCCATCTCAGAGGCCGTCACAGCCCCGTCAGGCGATTTTATAGGGAAGGAGAATACCTTGGTACTGGGTGACCTTAAATCGTCCTCTACAGGGACTCCTGCGGCCTCAAGGACGGCACATAAAGGGTCTCTTGAGTCTGCGCGTACCGTTCTAATGTATTGAGATGAATATCGGGGATGTATTCCACTCGCACTGTCAACAAGTTGACTAACAGTGCCGCTAGGCTTGACAGCAGTAATAGCAGTAGAAATATTAATACCAAGCGTTTTAGCCCATCTTTTATTCGTCTCGATAGCTTCTTGACGTAGTTCAGTAAGCCAAGTTTTAAGTACACCTTTATCTCTCCTTCCAGACATCGTTGGATGATCCATAATGCCAGTTAAGCTAACGCCTAACAAGGCCTCCTCTTCTGTGTTGTTTTTCCACACCTTACGAAGATATCGGAAGTCAGTTAGGGTAGCCTGTAAAGTTCCAAGGATAGCTGCAACACGTACTTTTTGTTTGAGGTCTGACAAAGTATCGGAAGGCCTGACAACAACTTCTGATAAATTACAGAACTGATAGGGTCTGAGGATGATTTCGCTACATGGATTAGTTCCAAAATCATAGGTAGCATCTCGTCGCTCGTTCTTTGCAGCTTGCTTTTGACTTGCGACTCTAGAGAACATACCCCGCTCTCCTGATTTTGATTCATATAAGCTTGTCCATTCATTTAAAAAAGCCTCGAAGTCTGGCTTCTCTGTATAACACGCAGAGTTGTTAGCTAAACCGCGTTGTGGGTTGTCAACATACCATTCGCCCGATTTACATCTTCGGAGTCTGTCGTCAGTGAGGTTAGACAAACTGATGAGAGCGCTTCTCCTGACGCCGCCAACGACGACGATCTGTGCAATCTTACAGCAGATATCGTGGCATTCAATTGAGGAGAGCCTACGGCCATGAGCTTCCCGAAAGACTTCAACGGTAAAGTTAAACAAATCGACAAGAGGTTCTGGACCAGATGCTCTACCGCCGAAAGTTCTAAGCGCGGCCCCTGCAGGTCGTACTCTAGATACGTCCCACTTTGGAAGCTGACCCGAATAGAGCAAGCTAATAAGTTCTCTGTAGGCTTTAGCCCAGCCAATCTTAGAATCGGCGACGTGTATAACGGTATCGGTGTCATGAAATTCCTCTGCTACTTCTGGTAGTTTAGTTACGTATTGACGCTCAACAGAAAAGCCTACGCCTGTACCACACATCAAGACGTACATCATCTCGTCAAACGCTTTAGGGTGATCAATGGGTAAGTAGCTACAGTTAAAGCCAGCTACATTGTCACGATCAAGTGCTTCGCCAGCCGTCATTAATGCTCGCATCGACGGCATAACATCTAACTCGTAAATACAATTAAATATTTCTGACTGATCAAACTCGTTTAGCTCTACGCGATCTACCCAATAATTTAAGTAACGGTTGACAGTCTCTTCCCAAGTCTCTCGCCGCTGCTCTTCTGGCAGATAACGAGCATATCGAGATTTGTGGATGTATTGTTGATAAGCATCCATCATTCTTCTTCCTCCCCCTTTTTTTCTTCTTCGTATCGTTTACAAAACACATGTGTATGTTCTTGATCTACACAAATCAAAGAACCATACATAGGTATGCACTTCTCTCTCACAAAAGTATGTGAAGCATAGTCAGCGCATATTCTTGTGTCAGGCTCAGTAGCACAACCAGCAACTAACAATAAAAATATTAATCTAATTTTCATTTATGTAGTACCTCTTATTCTTTTTTGGAGGTGCTTCTCCCCTTCGTTTAAATTTTTTTTTACGATTAAACTTGTTTGTTCTTTCTTGTTTTCTATCCGTCTTCATCGTCATTTCTTTTTGTTATGTCTATCCAATCATCAGGGATGCTATTCTCTGAAAACCATCTAAACCCTTTTGAAGATGCCCACTCAGAGTGAGATCTTTTTGTACCGTCTTTACGACGCTTTGCTTGAGGCATAGGGGCTTCTGGGTCGGCGAACAAAAAGACAAGCTCTACATTATCAGGTAGTGCTTTCGCAATCCACACATACTTATTATATTCGTTGTGGTCCCAGAAGCGCCCCTTCGCTTCTAAGTATACTTTCTTGTCGTCGATATCTTTAATGAAGTCAGGGTTGTAAGTGTGTTCAACAATGTACTGAATCTTCTCTGTATGGAAGTTCCAATCATTAAGAATAGTTGAGTGCAGCTTATACTCCCAATTAGAATCGTAGCCAACAACAAGGTTCTTTTCTTGAGGCCGCTTTATTCTACGTGTTCTTACACCGCTTTTTATTTTAGGTTTCAATGTATTGTCTCGCTTATCTTTTTATCGTTAAAATATATTTCTAGCGCTTGATAGACAGTCAGTAACATTTCATCATCAACATATTTATTTTCTATGATGCTGGTAGCGCAGAGACAGATAAGTACTTCAATAGATATATTTCCATTCATTTGAAGTCCGTTAAATTGTAAGACTCCACGTCGCGCAGCGGGTCATTTTTTAATCTATGCTTTAGTTTTCTTTTTATCCAGCGCGGACTAAACATAGAATTCTTTAAAGTTGTTTGATTCCAATAGTAAGCATTTTCTGGAACGTAAGACTTGTAGTCTTTGGGTGATATCTTAGCGGCCTCTTCTTCTGGAACTACAGTCTTTAGCCACTGAAGGAAAATGTCTATTGTTTTTTTATTTATTTTTTTAGACAGCTTTCGGTTCATATTCTTCTACTCGCGGAGCAACCTCAACATGCGTTAGATACGTAATACCGTTTGAGTACTTAAAGCCACGCAGTCCTTGACCACCATTAGCATCCGCGTAGCAATCAAACTTATGAGGACAATAGTTACAGTTTTTATTTAATTTCATGTTGCCTTTCTTGCCGTCAGGCACGGACTCATAGCAGCGGGGTGGTGGTGTACTTAGCTTCAGTGCATCTTTTATATTTTTAATGCGCGTGTTTATGTTGGGCTTGTCTAGGTCTTCGGGCTGATAAAAACAAAGCTCACCGCTCTCCTTATTAATAACAAGAAAGCCCCCTTCCTCTGTATGCTCTGCTTCTTCATAGCCAGCAAGCTGCGACATATACCCAAAAGGATCGTCCTCAGCTAGACGACCTTCTTTAAACTTATTGAAAGCGATACGAGAAGCAGTCTTTATATCGACCACCTCACCACTGATCTTACAGTCGATATGGCCTTTGATGCCCTTCACGGTTACTTCTTTTTGTTCGTCAGTCACTGCATATCCTGCAGCACGTACAAGCATCAGCACTATTTCTTCAAGTATGTGACCATACAAGAATTTAATTTGAGTTGCACCACCTATAGAGTGGGATCTTGGTTCAGCTTTGCTTTCATACCATAGCTGTCGCAAAGGCCTGCCAATATTTGACATTCGCAAAGTGAACTCAGCATTCCTTTCAGAGGGTTTAGACCACTCCAAGATTGAAGATTTAATACGACTCATGGTCATATCTAGATCTTCTTCTTTTAAATTAAACTCTTTACCCTCAGATAATCCTGACAGCTGAGAATATATGTCATCAACGAGACTATGTAGTTTCATTTCCTATGCCTTACAAAACGACACTTGCGCGTTTCAGAGTTATAGTGCAGGTACTGAACGCCAAGCTCCTTTTGTTTTGGTGTCTTGACAGCTAGTCTACCATCTTTATAGGACTTCACATCAATAAGTTTTATTTGTCCTTCGGGATCTAAAGCAACAATATCAATAGGTCCAGTGCAGCCACAGTTCTTAAAGACGTGGTAGCCGTTGTCCCATAGCCATGTGATGGCGTAATGTTCTGCTAAGTCACCTATTCTACTTGGATCATGTTTTATTTTCATTTAAAAAATCCTCTAGTGATTGTAGGTTTGCCTGCTCTACAGCATGTAGTTCACCCCACCCCAAATTAGTTACTGTATTGGTGTTAAATATATTTTCCCTTTTACAAAAGCCTGCACAACTATACTCTGGAAAAGAACCTATCATTAGCATGTAATAATCACAAGACTTTTTAACTTTATGTTTAGCGGCAATTAGCTTACCTGTTTTGTATTTAGTAGTTTTAACATCAATTGTCAAAAGGCCTAAACTCAAATCATGTTCTGGAATTTTTTCTATTTGTAAATCGGGCCAAAGATTTAAAGTTTTTGCAGCTGCCATTTCAGATGCAACACCTTCTAAATCTGTTTCATAATTAGATTGTGGTCCTTTTTTATTGTCGGTGATACCGTTGTCTCTAGCATTTTTATATCTTTGTTTAGCAATATAAGTAGCAATTTTTTGCTCTGTTTCAGTGAGTCTCACTCCAGTTATCCCCTATTTTATATTCACCATCTAAGCCACAAAACAAAGAAAGCGCATACCCCGCTTCTTTGATGGCGTCTACTCCAAGCTTCCCCAGTTCTTCAGCCTGATCCTCACGTACCTCGACTTGCCATTCATCATGAACATTACAAACAAAGTGAGCATCAAGTCTATGTTCTTTAATTTTGTTATTTAATATTATCATTGCCTGCTTCATGACAATTGCGCCCGCGCCTTGAAGCAAAGTATTTAAAGCGGCATGCTCTGAACGAACAAACAGCTTACGACCATCTAGCGCCTTGAGGTGTCCGCGCTTAGACGCTCGTCCAACTCTGTTCTTAAGAGATTTAAATGCAGGTCTACTATCGAAGAAAGATTGTCTAAGTCTCTTACCATGTTCTGCGTTTCCTCCAACCACTGATCCAAGCTTTGCATCTCCTGCGCCGTATAAGAGTGCATAGATGAAAGTTTTCGCCTGACTTCTTGATTCAAGCCCCGCAGCCAACTGATTTGCTGTGTGTATGTCTCCGTACAAAATTTCATTTTTAAACTCCTCATCCTTCATGTAATGAGCAAGCATTCTTAATTCCAGCCCACTAGCATCTATCCCCACCAGTTTGTAGCCGTTAGCTACAGTCCAACAAGCTCTACACTCCTTACCATAGGGAGAACCAACGCTAGGTACTTGTGCCATGTTAGGACCGTTATGAGTCATGCGACCTGTAATAGTTCCGTTAGGATTTACATAGCCTCTAACTCTGTCGTCGTTATGTATTTCTTTTAGCCATGAATTAACTTGAGCCAATCGTTTCTGCAGCAACAAGTACTCAGCGATTAGTGTGGCTTCAGGTATATTTTTTATTTTACTTAAAGTAGATTCATCAACAATTGGCTGGCCCGTAGGCGTAAACTTCTTAGGCTTCCACCCAAAATCAATTAGGTACTCGCCTATCTGTTTGCGTGAGCCAAGGTTAAACGGAACTTCTTCTGTGCGTGTGACTTTGCGCTTGATGGATATTTCTTCGTATTCTTCTTTGGATAAGCGACTTTTTTTGTCGGAGCCTTCTATCTTTGCCATCTTAGATAGCGCTCCAGTTTGGGTGAAGTGTGCGCGTAAAACTGTTTTTATTTTTCTAGGTCTAAATGTTTTTTGTACTTCTTTCTGCACTTCTGATAGCCGTTGAGTGAACTCAGCTACCAGAAGTGATGCGGACTTTACGTCGAGTAAGAAGCCTCGCTCTCTCTGTGCTGCAATAATGCTTAGAGCCTCATGCTCTATGTTGACGCTCTCTGGACTGAATCCGCGAGACTCGTGCTTTAGCTTATTAAATAGTTTTGCATTTAGGACTGCATCATTGCGGCAGTAAGTCAGCATCTCTGGGGTATACTCACCAAACTCCGTATGATCAATTTTCTGCATGCCAATCCGATAACCCCAAGACTCAAGACTATGCCCTCCCTCGCGCGTAGGGTTGAACAGTCTTGAAAGAACAAGAGTATCAACGATCTTTTTATTTTTAGTAAGGTCTACGTTGTGAATCTTTTTAATTGCTGGGAGATCATAGCCAATAATATTGTGGCCTATGAGTTTGTCAGCAGTATCAAGATAAGCCAGACCCTCATGAATCTGAGAAGGATTATAGGTTTTGGTTTCGCCCGAATCAGGATCTACTGCAGCGATGCACCAGATCTTAGTAGGCTCAAGGCTGTCAGCCTCAATATCAAAGACGATACTTTTCATAGTTCTAGT